AAAGCTTTAAAAGCAGCGGGCGCTACAAAAAAAGTAGGACAGACGGTTAAACAATTTGGCAATGTCAGAGGCATGCCGGATTGGTTCCCTTCCTTTATGTTAAAAGCAACGCAAAAAGGAAAGTTAAAATCTTTGCCTGATAGAGATTACATTGAACCAATGGTTTATGAATTAATGTTGCCGGTGAAAATAAGATTGGGTAAAGGAAAAATTAAAACTAAAGAAGTCCCGGTAACCGTTACACAAAATCCAAGAGATGGAACCATGACAGTGGATTGGACCGGTACTGATAACTATGGAGATGATATTAAACGATCAATTACTTATGAACCTGGACAAACCGGAACACAGAATTATGCAGCCGATGAATATGGCAGAGGTGTTTCTAAAGAAGAAGTCGTGATCCAAGATCCTGAATTTAACTATACCGAACCGGATTACAGCAGCATGAGTTTCGAAGACACATCTCCTGATTCTGCAAAATGGATGGATATACACGATGAGGGAGATGAAATTGTAGAAGCCATGGAAGCATTTGTTAAAGGAACTGATGATAAATTTAAAAAGAAAGCCGCTGATGAGTTTAGACTTTATAATCAAACTGATGAGCATTTAGGTGATGCTAGCGGACATCAAACTGCAGATGGAGATTGGGTGCCTCATGAGGATAACAGGCCATTTCCTAGTTATGATAAAGAAGTAAAAGACGTTTATCACCCTAAATGGAATAGGAAGAAAAAGGCCATGGGCGGCGTTGCGTCAGGCCCGCCTCCTTTATCAGGTCCCGTACCTCAAGGCTTGCCTTCTTTACAGCCCGGTGATATATACAACGAGTGGATTAAATAATGGCAGATGATACAAAATTTTCGCCTATAGAAAAGGCACTTCCTAATATTCAAAATTTAGATTTGGATAAAGATGATGCTGCACCTCCAGTAGAAGTAAATGTTGGAGAAGAAGTAATCGAGGAACAAGGCCCACGGATCACGGAACTTGGTGATGGGGGCGTGGAAGTTAACTTCGATCCTTCACAAGTAGGCCCACAAGATACAAGCGACCACAACGCCAATTTAGCAGAAGTTTTACCTGAAAATGTTTTAGGACCTTTAGGTTCTGATCTTTATGAAAAACATATGGATTATAAAGTTTCTCGTAAAGAGTGGGAATCCACTTACATTCAAGGACTCGATTTATTAGGATTTAAATATCAAACAAGAACTCAACCGTTTGACGGCGCTTCAGGCGCTACTCACCCGGTATTAGCAGAAGCAGTAACACAGTTTCAAGCATTAGCTTATAAAGAACTGTTACCTGCGGAAGGACCGATTAGAACACAAGTGATGGGAGTACCTACTCCACAGAAAGATCAACAAGCACAACGTGTAAAAAATTATATGAACTATATGCTGATGGATCAAATGGAAGGCTATGACGAAGATTTCGATCAGATGTTATTTTATTTACCATTAGCCGGTTCAACCTTTAAAAAAGTTTATTATGATGCGGTTAAAGCAGAACCGGTTTCTAAATTTGTACAAGCGGATGATTTACTCGTTCCGTATTCAGCAACCAGTTTAGATGATGCGGAATGTATTATTCATGTCATTAAGATGTCGGCTAATGAAATTAGAAAACAACAAGTGGCTGGATTCTATCGAGATGTCGATTTAGGATCACCACCCTTACTCGAAGATGAATTAAAAACAAAAGAACGAGATTTAGAAGGGCAAAAGAGAACTAAGCCCGAAGACATTTACACTCTGTATGAGTGTCATATCAATTTGAACCTGGAAGGCTTCGAAGACGTTAATCCACAAACCGGAGAACCTACAGGAATCAAACTACCGTACATCGTAACCATCGATGCGGGTAGCCGTACAGTTCTTTCTATAAGAAGGAACTATGCGCCCAACGATCCAACGAAAAGTAAGATCCAATATTTCGTCCATTTCAAATTTCTGCCTGGACTAGGATTTTACGGCTTTGGATTAATACATATGATTGGCGGACTGAGTCGTACCGCAACGGTCGCTCTCCGCCAATTATTAGACGCCGGGACTCTATCGAATCTCCCTGCCGGATTTAAAATGAGAGGAATAAGAATCAGAGATGATGCTTCGCCTCTACAACCCGGTGAATGGAGAGATGTCGATGCTCCTGGTGGAAATTTAAAAGATTCATTTATGAATTTGCCGTACAAAGAACCTTCACCGGTTCTGTTCCAATTAATGGGAACAGTTGTAGCGGCAGGACAACGATTTGCTTCTATCGCTGATAATCAAGTAGGTGATGGAAATCAAAGCGCTGCGGTGGGAACCACAGTCGCTTTATTAGAACGAGGCTCTAGAGTCATGAGTGCAATTCACAAAAGATTGTACGCAGCGATGAGAGAAGAGTTCAAACTATTAGCAAAAATATTTGGTCAGTATCTACCTCCAGAATATCCTTATGATGTTGTGGGTGCGCAGAGAACGATCAAGTCAGCAGATTTTGACGAACGGGTAGACATTCTTCCAGTTGCGGATCCTAATATATTTAGTCAGACGCAACGTATAAGTATGGCTCAAACTGAATTACAGTTGGCTATGTCAAACCCCAAAATGCATAACTTATATGAATGTTATCGTTCTATGTATTCGGCGTTAGGAATTAAGGATATCGATAAGATATTACCTCCTCCGCCACCCCCAAACCCGAAAGATCCGGCGTTAGAGCACATTGATGCTTTGGCCCAGAAACCTTTTCAGGCTTATCAGGGGCAAGATCATAGAGCCCATGTCACAGCCCATTTACACTTTATGGCTATGAACATGGTAAGAAATAACCCGATCGTCATGGCTGCTATTGAAAAGAATATATTAGAACACATTTCTTTGATGGCTGGTGAACAAGTTCAAATGGAGTTTCCACAAGAAACTGCAATGCTTCAACAAATGATGCAGATGGCACAACAGAATCCACAAGACCAACAACTGCAAATACAGATGCAACAGATCCAACAAAAGATAGATGCTAGAAAAGCAGTTCTATGTGCTGAGATCAGTGAAGACTTTATGAAGGAAGAGAAGAAAATTACATCTCAGTTTGATCATGATCCACTCTTGAAGCTTAAATCTAGAGAAGTAGACCTAAAAGCTATGGATACTATGAGAAAACAAGAGGAAATGGAACAACGTAAGAATATGGAGCAAGCTAAAATAGCTTCTCGTGAAGGAATTGAAGATGATAAGCTTGAACAAAACGAAGATTTAGCTATACTACGAGCTGAAACATCTTTAACAAAACAGCATATGTCCGATGTTGTTAAAATGGATATCGCTGATAAGAAGCGTAAGGACGTTAAAACACTAAAAGGACCAAAATCTTAGGAGGATAGATGGCAACAGAAGATAAAAAAGAACCTTTCTACAAAGGAATCAACCAGAAGCAGTTCATCAATAAAGATGGCTACTTAAAAGGCGGCGTTGAGATTAAAATTCCTGAAGGTATACCAACAGTGAATTCTGTAGGTGGCCAACGTAGAATGTTAAAAGATAAAAAATCAAAAGTTAAGTGGTACTAAAAATTGCGCGCGACGCGCATATGTCCTACTTTTTAAAGGAGTAAATTATGGCATGGTTTGGATTAGCGAGAATGGCTCTACAAGCAGGAGCTAAAATCTACGCAAATAAACAAAGAGCAAAAGTAGCAATGTCTGATGCACAAGTCTTACATGCGGAAAGACAAGCTCGTGGTGAGGAATCTTACCAGGGCAAATTGTTAGAAGCTCGGCAAAACGACTACAAAGACGAATTTGTCTTGATCATATTAAGCGCTCCGATAATTGTCCTCGCTTACGGGGTCTTCGCAGACGATCCGGCGATGACTGAAAAGATTAACGTCTTTTTTAAACATTTCGGTAATTTACCAGTTTGGTTCCAAACTTTGTGGATAACAGTAGTTGCTGCAATCTTTGGTATTAAAGGCACTCAGGTCTTCAAAAATGGCGGACCTAAGGCTAATAAATAAGTATTGCCATTTTTAGTTAATTAAGTTAATAAGGAGATACTATGAGAAACGATTTCGGAACAAGACCATACAAACCGAGATTCCCATACTCTAGAGAGAAAAAATCTAGTGGTGGCAAAGCTCAAGGCTATGATGATAGACTTGATGAATCTTTAGGTGCTAGAGATGGAGCAGAGTCTACTAAGTCTCAAAGCTTTAAAGCTAGAAGAGATGAGTCTAAAGGCATGGAAAAAGCTATGGGTAAAAGAGCTTATTCTGCTGTTTCAACAATGGATAAATCATAATAAGGAGAAAACATGGCAAATACTGGAAGAGAAAATCTGCTTGAAGAAGTAGGTCGTATAGATGCTGAAAAATCCAATCCTAACCGTAGAGCTGAAAAAAGAAGAGTTGTTGGCGAACTAAACAAAGGCTACAAAAAAGGTGGTCGTGCTGGTTTCAACAAAGGCGGTAAAGGAAGTTGGGGCATAGCGACTCACGGCAGAGGTTGTGAAATAAAATAATGGGATACCAAGATAAAAGAGCATTCCCTGGTTCGGGAATGGATAAGTATTTTTCCGCTAATAAGGATTTATATCCTAGTGGGGGAATTCCAATAAGAGATAATTTTAAAACAGGTGGACGAGTAGGTTTTAAAGAAGGGTCTGATGATAAATGGATCCAAAAAGCGACTAAGAACATGCGTAAAGATAAACCATGCACAGGAAAAAAATTCGGGAGTGAAACGTGCCCGCCAGGTTCTAAAAGATATAATTTAGCAAAAACTTTTAGAGCAATGAATAAAAAGGGATAAGTGGAAGGTATAGATTTACTACAAAAGTTGAGAGTAGAAATTCGAAATGCTTTAGGTGCATTGACGACATCAATAACATCTGGAAGTATTGACAATATCGAATCCTACAAGTATAACGTAGGGCAAATAAAGGCTTATGAAGCCATCTTACAGGAGATATCCAACCTGCTAGAAAAAAAGGAGCAATATGAAAAGCACACAGGACAAGTCATCGACATCAAAAAGCAACCCAAATATTAAATTAGCATTAGAAACAAAATATCAAGAAGAATCAGCCAAGTTGCCACAACCAACTGGTTGGAGAATTTTAGTTCTTCCTTTTAAAGGGAAGAAAAAAAGTAAAGGGGGAGTTTATTTCTCTGACGAACAAATCGAACGACAACAACTTGCTACGGTATGCGGAAACATACTGGCAATGGGTCCCGATTGTTATAAAGATAAAGATAAATTTCCTAGAGGTCCATGGTGCAAGAAGGGCGATTGGGTAATCTTCGCTCGTTATGCAGGATCTCGGTTTAAAATAGAAGGTGGAGAAGTTAGATTACTCAACGATGATGAAATCATCGCAACAATTAAAGACCCGGAGGACATTGTCCACGAGTTTTAACATAGAATAGGAGAACTATGCCAGAAGTAGAAAAACAAGAAGTAGAAAAGAAAGATGAGAAGATGGTTCCACTAGATACTAGTGGTCCAGGGGCAGAGGTTGATTTACCTGATGATACGGTAAAATCAGAAGAAGCTCCAAAAGAAGCAGAAAAAACGGAACAGAAGGAAGAACCAATAAAAGTAGAAGAAGTAAAGACGGAAGAAGCACCAGCGAAAGAAGAACCAGTTAAAGAAGAAACAAAACAAGATACATTGGAAGAGTACAGTGAAGGGGTTAAAAAAAGAATCTCTAAGCTAACTCGGAAAATGAGAGAAGCCGAACGTAGAGAAAAAGCAGCATTAGACTATGCAGCTGGCGCTAAACGTGAAATCGAGATCACTCGAGATCAGTTTAAAGCTAATGAAGAAAAATACGATAAGGCTTTTACTGAAAAAGTTAAAGAAAGCATGACTTCAGCACAACAAGAACTAGCCGATGCTATCTCTTCAGGAGATGCTCAAAGACAAGTTGCAGCTAATCGTAAGATTGCCGCTCTTTCTATTGAAGAAGCTAGACTTAATGCTGCTGAGAGAATGCGGACTGAGACTAAAGAACAAGTAAAAACCCCTGATGATAAGGATTATATGAGACATAGGGAAACTCCAAAAGAGCTTCCTAGTGAAACACCTCCTGATCCACAAGCGCAAGCTTGGGCAGAAAGAAATGATTGGTTCGGTCAAGACCGAGCTATGACCTTCACTGCTTTTGAAATCCATAAGGATTTAGTGGAAAAAGAGGGATTTGATCCAAAATCTCAGGATTATTATGCTGAAATTGACAAGCGTATAAGAGTTGACTTTCCGCATAAATTTGATAAAGGTGGTAGTATAAATACGACCAAACCCGTTCAGACGGTTGCTTCTGCGTCTACATCAGCCGCAAGAAGTATAAAACCAGGTCGCAAAACTGTGAAGCTCACGCCTTCACAGGTAGCAATAGCTAAAAAATTAAACGTGCCACTTGAAGACTATGCAAAACAATTATCCATGAAGGAGGTATAAGCATATGAAAAAAGAAGATAAAACCCCTCGTGCTCAGCAAACTAGGTCTGGATCTGAAAGACCAAAAGTTTGGGTGAATTCATCTCACTTAGATGCACCCAAGTGTCCAGCTGGCTTTAGACAGCGTTGGATTCGTTATGAAACGATGGGCGTCGATGACACAAAAAACATCACGGCCAAGTTAAGACAGGGATGGGAACTCGTAAGAGCTGATGCCTACCCTGATTCTAACTTCCCCGCAATTGAAGCAGGTAGATACAAAGGGTACATAGGAGTAGGTGGTCTAGTGTTGGCTAGAATACCGGAGGAGATCGCGAAGCAACGTGATGCGCACTTTGCAAAAATGGCGCAACAAAAAAACGAAGCGGTAGAGAACGAACCTCTAAAGGATCAACATCCAAGTATGCCAATGTCACAACAAAGGCGTACTTCGTATAGTTTCGGTGGTGCAAAGAAGGATAATTAATTTTTTAATTATTGTTTCTAAGGTTAATCCTCGCTACTGAATTTTTTTAACCCGTTCATAGAGATATGAACAACACTAAGGAATAGGTAAAAACTATGGCAAATAGACAAGCTAGTGGATACGGACTTAAGCCAGTAAACACGTTGGGGAATACTCCAGCTACTTCTGGTCAGTCTAAATACACTATCAAACGTGCGCATGGTACAGCTATTTATAATGGTGAGCCAGTTAAAATGATCGTAAATACAGGATCAGGAACTGGTGGTTTTGTTGAAGGCGCAGCAGCAGCTTCTACAGATTTAATCGTTGGAGTTTTCAACGGTTGTTTCTACAATGCTTCTACGACTGAAAAACCTACTTGGAGCAACTACTATCCAGCTTCAACTACACCAGCGAATAGTGAAAACATCACTGCGTTCGTTAACGACAACCCATTCCAGGAATATCAGATCGCAACATCGGCAGCTATTAGTGCTACGGACGACACTGTTCAAGCATTAATCGGCCAAGTTAGCGATACATCTGCTTCCGGTGAATCTACTGCGGGTAGAAGTAATTGCACACTTAATGAAGGTGCAGCAGCTACTACTGGCAAACAGTGGAGAATCCTAAGAAGAGCAGAGGATCCTGATAACAGTGACTTCAACGCAGCGTATGCAAACATGATTGTTGTTTCTAACAACAAATATCAAGCATTCGTCGTTGGCGTATAATAGGAGCATAAAACTATGGCAATATCACGAGCACAGCTAGTCAAAGAACTAGAACCAGGTTTAAATGCACTATTTGGCCTGGAATACAAACGTTATGAAAACGAAGCATCTCAGATATTCGATCAAGAATCATCTGACAGAGCTTTTGAAGAAGAAGTAATGCTTAGCGGTTTCGGTACTGCTGATGTAAAACCTGAAGGTAGCGGCGTTCAATACGACGATGCACAGGAAACTTACACAGCTAGATACACTCACGAAACTGTGGCATTAGCATTCGCGTTAACAGAAGAAGCTATCGAAGATAACCTCTACGACAGAATCTCTTCTCGTTACACAAAAGCTTTAGCTCGTTCAATGGCAACATCAAAACAAGTGAAAGGTGCAAACGTTCTAATTAATGCATTCGCAGCATCCGGCTACAATGGCGGAGATGGTGAATCTTTATGCGGTAACGCTCACCCAACACTTAATGGTAATCAGTCTAATATACCATCTACAGCAGCAGACTTATCTGAAACATCTTTAGAGCAAGCGTTAATTGATATCGCAGGCTACCAAGATGAGAGAGGTCTTAAAATTGCAGCTCAGGGACAGAAAATGATCATCCCTAAAGAATTGCAATTCACAGCTGAGAGAATAATGAAATCTCAAGGTAGAGTTGGTACAGCGGACAATGATATCAATGCGATCAAAGCAATGGGTATGGTTCCACAAGGTTACACTGTGAATCACTACTTAACTGACACTGACGCTTGGTTCATTAAAACTGATGTTCCAAATGGAATGAAACACTTCGTTAGAGCACCTTTGAAAACAGCTATGGAAGGCGACTTCGATACTGGAAATGTAAGATACAAAGCGAGAGAAAGATACAGCTTCGGCTGGTCTGACTGGCGTGGTATCTACGGAAACCAAGGCGCGTAATAACTAGGTATTAAAGTAAAATTATGAGGCGGCCTTAAAACCGCCTCATTCTTATTAGAAGGTGAGAAAATGAGAAAATTCTTCGTATGTATAAATTATAATGGATATCATGCCAAAACAGTAGTTGAGGCATCAGATAACGTTGAATCTATTGAACAATCAATCCTTGACAAACTGGGAAGAAATGAGATAAAGTTCGAAAAAGATGGATTTACCCATGGTAAATGGATCACATATGAGGAGTTTAGAGATGACCGAACACCTGTACAATATGAAACGGTCCTTGGAACTAGAGTGGCAAAAGGAGCACCTGCAATCGGGAAAAGTTAATCTTAAAATGATTGAGATTAATAAAGAGATTCAGGATGTCATTAGAGACATAATTGCTCAAGAAGAAGCGGAAGCTGCTCAAGAGATTAGAATAAGCGAAGCCAAGGCTGAAGTATCAATAGCCACTTAAGAGCTATTACAAAAATCAAACATTGCGGATAGGATCACTTGCGCTAAAGGAAATTTTGCGCTATATCTGAAGTACTATACAATTATTAATTTGGTGCAAACGAGTATAGTCGACGGCCTAAAGATTGCATCATATAAATTAGGAGGATTATAATCATGGCAACAACTACATTTTCGGGCCCAATAAAAGCGGGAACGATTAAAGCTACGACTGGTACAACTCTTGGCTCTGATGTTAAAAACACAGGACAAGTGGTAATGGCACAGACGTTTTCAACAGGCGCTACTTTAGATAGTGGAGCTTCTGCTGCAAACTCAACAAGTGTTGTTATCCCAGCTAACTCACAGATCATAGATATCGTTCTTGACTGTCCTACAGCAATGGCAGGTGCAACTTGTACTTTCAGTGTTGGAGATACAGTTGGCGGTAATACTAGTTTCATTAATGAGTATGATATTACAGCTGCTTCAGGAGCGGGAAGAAAATACCCAACAACTGAAGCTGGTGGCGCATTAGCATGGGCAGACACAGGCACAGCTGACGTAAAACTTACGTGGACTAGTGCAGGTGCTACATCTGATGGTGAAGTTAGAGTTACAGTTTTGTATCAACAAAATAATAACTTAGCATAATAAAATAATGTGAGCTCCTTCGGGAGCTCACAGTAATTAGGAGAATAATATGGGATATGCAGGTGGAACAACACCAGTAAAACAGTTCTATACAGAAGCTAGTTCTAGATTAGCAACGGTAACCGGAGGTTCAACATACCCTGATAAAATTGTAATGCTTAAAGGTGTTACAGTGAATGCAGGTGCAGCTAACTGCTCAATAAAAATATTTGATGGTTCAGATAATACTGGAACTTTAAGATATCAATTTAAAGGTGGTACTGCAGCAGGAGATTTGTATCAGGAGTACATTGCTTCTAGCGGTATTAAATTCGATAACGGAATGTATATTGAATTTCAAAGTTCTGGCGGTGGTATCGGGGCTACTGAATCTGTTCAAGTAATCTGGCAGTAGGAGGTCAATAGATGGCAACATCTGGTACGGTAAGTTTCAACTTATCGATAGAAGAAATAATAGAA